CTCTTTCTTCAGAAATGAAGGAAGACCTGCTATAATACATTTGTTAAGACAAATGTATTTAACAGGTGGTAAACCTACCCCGTTTGGAATTGCAGCAATCAGAGGATTCTTAAAGAAGATAAATCGTTTAAAGAAGGCTCAAGGACTTCCAGGTGTTGTAAAATACCTAAAGTCCTGTAGTGTCCTTCTTCAACAATCTATCTCAGGACATGAACTTTCTGACTCAGGGCTATTAGGCCCTCGAGTTAGAAGAAATAAGGCAGGTCTTCCTTCCATTATTCCAGTAGCTTCGCGATTAGCGATCGCCAATGGAAATCTTAGAGTTATCCGACTATGATCTACACTATTTTCTTGTTACAGAAATATTGTATATAAAGGCTTCGTATCTTTCAAGACAATTACTGATCCCAGTTCTGGGTCGGTTATTTCTCTTGATAAAGATATTAAAAGATTTATAAATTTATTACAAATTGATAATAAATTGATCAAGCCAGTTTCTCCTTTTCCTATATTAACATCTGCACCTGGGGTTATTGGACCTTTCGAATGAAGTAGTTCTTTTTGATCTTTGATTAGATCAATAAACTCCTTCAAAGAATATCCATCCCTAGAGGCATCTCTTTTATGATTTTTCGATTACTTAGAACTTTCTTCCACCAAGACTCTTTATCTTGGGTTAGAATGATTCTGAACCGAATACATAAAAGGAAAAATCCAAGTTTCAATTCTTGGAAGATTCGTTAAAATAGGAGATTTCACTTGTTTTCTAACTTCCTTCTTAGGAAAATTAGAAATTAAGCCGGAACCTGCTGGGAAGATGAGAGTTTTTGCCATGGTAGATCCTTGAACTCAATGAGTAATGAAACCATTACATAAATTTCTTTTCTATTATTTAGGAAAGTTACCTATGGATGGAACGTTTGACCAATTGAAACCTTTAAAAAGGGTTCCTTTTGGAAAAACGCCGATTTATTCATTGGATCTATCTGCCGCGACTGATCGACTTCCATTGTGACTTCAACAAGATATTTTATCTCAAATTTTCGGAAAGAAATTTTCAAAAAATTGAGCAAACTTACTTTGCGGAAGAGAATATCAATTCTCTCACTTAAAGAAAAGTTTATTCACCAATGAAATGTTTTTGGATTATCATATCCATTACACTTCAGGTGGAATAAAGTATGCTGTTGGTCAACCTATGGGAGCTTTATCGTCATGGGCAATGTTGGCAATGACTCATCACCTTATTGTTCAATCCTGTGCTTGAACTTGTTCTTATCCAAAAGATCAATTATTCACCAAATACGCTGTATTAGGTGATGATATTGTAATTTGGGATAAACAAGTGGCAACAAAATACCTTAATCTAATGAAGATTCTTGGTGTAAATCTTGGACTTGCTAAGTCCATTATTTCCATCCAAGGGATTGGACTAGAATTTGCTAAGAAGACTCTTGTAGAAGGAGGGGACGTAAGTCCCTTTCCTTTAAAAGAAGCTAAGGCATCTCACGATTCCATAGCTTCTGCAAGAGAGCTTCAAAGAAAATATTCTTTGTCTGATCTTAACTTGATTAGATTCCTGGGTTACGGATATAAAGTTACTCCGGGGAAGAAAACTAGTTTAGCTATGAGATTATTCTCATTAACTAAACACTTGAATAGTTTTACTCCCTTGGTAATTTTACAAACTTTCTCTTCGAATAATTTCTTCTGTAAAGAAGATCTTTTTCGATCTGCACATCTTTATAAAGATATGGTTAAGTTTGTATCCTCCGAATTAATGATATTAGATAAGAAGGTATCTAATCTACTATATTCTGTTGTAACACATATGATATCCATGGAAATGGATTCATATAGTTACATGAATATGCCATTACTGGCTATTTACCAAACAAAACTTAAAAGACTTATTAAAGATCTTAGAGTTATGCAAGGTCAATGTAGATTAGGGATAAGGCTTATGAGTTTTCCAAATTATATGGTTAATCATAAGTTTTACCCCCTTCCTCCTTATCATTATTTCGGTCCAGGAATGGTATCGAAAGATATTATTGCGTCTATTCAGCATCTGATTAGAATCACTGATATCCTTTCGAATGAAGCCATTCACGATGTTCTATCTCCTAAGAGAGCTATAATCAAATCTTCCGGAAGTTTTTCTGGAAAGACCGATAAAGCTACTCTTATTAGATGAAATAAGTGATTTCGAGTTTTTATAAGAACACCTCTCTTAAAGGGATCATAACTTTGCGTTTATTACGTAGAGGGATGGTCCTGGATCCTATATATATTTAATTTTATTTATAATGATAAATATATTAACTAGAGCTGTTGGTTATCTTAACCATTTTTCAAGAGCTATGTCTCGAGTAAGATTTAGACCTCCCATTACCTGAAGATATGTTTCTATATTTGCCCTTACGGGTTGAATTGGAAACATGATCACAGTTGGGTTGACTATATCATTACTTACGGGACTAGTTTTCTTGATATTTAATGGTGTTGACCAACTAGTTACAGATCACCTTAGCAATAAAGGATACTTATTTGCATTATGAAAGGATATATGAGGAATTTTAATTCCGTTAATCAAGTATACTTCATCAACCTTGATGGTTTGATGTGGTATAGTATGATTTAATCATATGGCCGATATAATGACGATGTTACCTCATGGAACGATGACTATACAATGTTTCACTGATTTATTCAGTGCTTGTATGTCATTTATCTATGTAGTAACTTGAGTTCCTTTAACTGCTCTTGTACATGGTTTATATACACAACCTTGAACTGTTGCTGTATTAACAGATCTTTTCACAAACAATTTATTTGTTCATGAATTGACGTTATTACCTCATACAGTTTGAGCGTTATGTAAATGACCAATTGGCAGCATAATTGCTGACCACGTACCTGGGTGATTACCTGATATAATCTCTCGAAATTTAATCGAAGGGATTACATCAACTGTAATTAGTGCTCTTGTTATCAAATTAATTATGTGATACTTATTCGGATAGTCTTTCGACTATCTGATATGTTCACATAAATATATAAGACCAAGCAATTCCTCGGAAGTAGGTCTACCAAAGTATATTCAGCCTAGCTTGAATGTACAAAGACTTAATCTTCGCACCTAAGCGAGACTGAACATAGCTAATCTCAATAAGAGTCCCCG